AGAGACGCAAAGTAAAAGGTTGGGTTCAAGTTGGTGGTAAATATGATGGTAAGCCTTGCGCTCGTCAACCCGGTCAAAAATCAACTCCTAAATGTGTTTCTTCTTCAAAAAGAAGATCCATGAGTGATAAAGAAAGAGATAGTGCTGCAAGAAGAAAAAGAGCAGCAGATCCCAATCAACCACAAAAATCTGGTGCAGCAGCACCAACAATGGTATCTACAGATCCAAAAAGAAAAATGAAAGAAGAATTTACAACATTACCTTTGAGACTAGAGGTTCCAAAAAGTGCCATAGATTTCAAACAAGGACTAATGTTCCGTGAAAGTTTAGATACAGACAGCGGTATGCTTTTTGTATTTGACAATATCGCAAAACAGTCTTTTCATATGACTGAAACAAGAATACCTCTTGATATTGCCTTTATTAGGGAAGACGGTGTAATTGAAAGTATTAAACAGTTAGAACCCAATAATACAACTCCAGTTTTTTCTGAGGGTGCGATTGAATTAGCAATTGAAGTTAATCGTGGTTGGTTTGCGGAAAATAACGTAGAAGTTGGCGATGTATTAGATGTTGAGTATATTATTCCAAATGAAAGAGAAAAATATCAATCAGAAACAGATACGATTTATAATATCATAAGTGAAGTTAAAGATAAGAAAGGTAAGGGTAGTGGCACAAAAGATGCTTGCTATCATAAAGTTAAGTCAAGATATTCCGTATGGCCATCTGCATACGCATCAGGTGCACTAGTTAAGTGTCGTAAGGTAGGTGCTGCAAACTGGGGTAACAAGTCAGAGGCATATGAAGTAACTAATGCTGATAAGAAAGGAAATACACCAGCATATCAAGGATTAATGTCTGGTAAGAAAAACAAACTTACAGGTAAACCTCTCTATAAAGCAGCACCTCATATGAAAGAAGAAACTGCAATAGAGAGTGAATTATTAGTTCAAGATTGGAAGAAGGATGATATTAAGTTTACTGAAGTTGAAGCAGTAGACATTATCAAACCAGAACCACTCAATCCTTCTGATTGGAGATCTGATTTGGGAGAAATGAAAAGAGATGAGTATGGTGATCCAGTAGAAGGGCCAAAGATCTCTAAGAAACTAAGAAAAGAAGAAATTGGAATGAAGAATTATTTACTGCAGCGAAATAAAGCATATGATAAAAAAATGGATTCGCTTTTATATAACAAAAAATCTGATAAGAAAAAACCTGATAATCTCACAAAAGAAGAAGTCAAGAGAGATGAGTACGGTGATCCAGTGGGAGGGCCAAAGATCTCCAAAAAACAGAAAGAAAAGAATCTTGCATCAAATACACCAGACGAGCAACATACAACCACAACTAGCGAAGCAATGAATCCTGCTCAACAAGCAGCAATTGCAATCTCTAAGAAACAGAGAATCATGGATCTCATGGTTGCTAAGAAAAAGAAAAAGAGTATGAAAGAAGAAAACCTTGATGAGAAGTGTTGGAAGGGTTATGAAAAGAAAGGTATGAAAACCATGTTTGGTAAGAGATATCCAAACTGTGTGAAAAAGAAAATTGGTGAGTCTGTATCAAACTGGAGAGATGAAATAGGTTATGAGGGTAAGGACGAAGTAAAAAAGTTATCTGAGGACGATATGAAGGGTATGAGTGTCAAGTCAGGACACAAGAGACCCACAAAAAGCGGTGCTGGAATGACACAAAAAGGTGTTGAAGCATATCGTCGTAGAAATCCCGGATCTAAATTAAAGACTGCTGTAACTACAAAACCCTCCAAATTAAAGAAAGGATCGAAGGCTGCAAATAGAAGAAAGAGTTACTGTGCAAGAAGTGCAGGACAAATGAAGAAGTTTCCGAAAGCAGCAAAAGATCCGAATAGTCGATTAAGACAAGCACGTAGACGTTGGAATTGCTGATTGAATTATGTCTGATAATGTTTACCTTGGAAATCCGAACCTAAAAAAAGCAAATACACAAATACAATTTTCTCAAGAAAATATACTTGAGTTTGTGAAGTGTAAGGAGGATCCTGTTTATTTTGCAAGAAAATATATACAAATAGTCTCTCTAGATAAAGGTCTTGTGCCTTTTAGGTTGTATGACTTCCAAGAAAAACTCGTCAGAAACTTCCACGAAAGTCGTTTTAACATCTGTAAGATGCCTCGGCAGACGGGTAAATCCACTACAGTTGTTTCTTATCTGCTTCACTATGCAGTTTTTAATGATAACGTTAATATTGCTATACTCGCGAACAAGGCCTCTACTGCCAGAGATTTATTAGGTAGATTGCAGTTGGCATATGAAAACTTGCCAAAATGGATGCAACAGGGTATAATCGCATGGAACAAAGGTTCTCTTGAACTTGAAAATGGATCCAAAATTTCAGCTAACTCTACTTCTTCATCTGCTGTCAGAGGTGGATCCTATAATGTCATCTTTCTTGACGAGTTCGCTTTTATCCCGAATCACATTGCTGACGACTTCTTTGCCTCTGTTTATCCTACTATATCTTCTGGACAAAGCACAAAAGTCATCATAGTTTCTACACCACGAGGTATGAATCACTTCTACCGTATGTGGCATGATGCAGAAAGAGGAAAAAATGAATATGTACCAACAGAAGTTCACTGGTCTGAAGTTCCGGGAAGAGACGAAGCATGGAAAGAGCAAACTATTGCAAACACATCAGAACAACAATTTAAAGTTGAGTTTGAATGTGAATTCTTAGGATCTGTTAATACTCTTATAAATCCAGCAAAGTTAAAAAATTTAGTATATGAAAATCCGATTACTAAAAACGCTGGATTAGATATACATGAAGATCCTGTAAAAAATCATCAATATTTAATTACTGTTGACGTTGCCCGTGGTTTAGGAAATGATTACTCTGCATTTATAGTTGTCGATATTACTAACTTCCCATATAACATAGTTGCAAAATATAAAAATAATGAAATCAAACCTATGTTATTTCCAAATATAATTTATGAAGTAGCAAAAGGATATAATGATGCTTTTATTTTAGTTGAGGTAAATGATATTGGAGATCAGGTTGCAAGTATAATTCATTATGATTTAGAATATGATAATTTACTTATGGCATCAATGAGAGGCCGTGCAGGTCAGGTGGTAGGTACAGGTTTTTCCGGTAAAAAAACACAGTTAGGTGTAAGAACAACTGCTGCTGTAAAGAAATTAGGGTGCTCAAACCTAAAAACTTTACTTGAAGATGATAAAATACTTGTAAAGGATTATGAAATTATATCAGAATTAACTACTTTCTCTCAGAAACATAACTCATTTGAGGCAGAAGAGGGGTGTAATGATGATTTAGCCATGTGTTTGGTTATCTTCGCATGGTTAGTAGCACAGGATTACTTTAAAGAAATGACTGATAATGATATAAGAAAAAGATTGTATGAAGAACAAAGAAATCAAATCGAACAAGATATGGCACCATTTGGTTTTATTAATGATGGATTAGATGAGACATCTTTTGTAGATAGCACTGGAGATAGATGGCACACCGACGAATATGGTGATCGTTCTTACATGTGGGATTACTATTAATGAACAATCCACTCAAACATCTTAAACTAAAAAGATTACTAGCAAAATCATTTCCGGGTAAAAAAATTTTGATAATTGATAATAAAGATGGATCACAAACAATAAGTATTACATAATGGACTTTGACGATCAACTTGAATTAGAACATCTGTTGTTCACAGAAAGAAAATGTAGAGTTTGTGGAATAGTTAAAAGTTTAACGACAGATTTTTATGTGACTAGAAAAAATAGAACATTATTATCATCTTATTCGTATGAGTGTAAGGAATGTACAAAGATTAGAATTAAATCAAAGAAGATAAGTAATACTTGGCAATACCCAGATTGGTAGTTCACACACTGTTTCCCCACTGAAAATACCCTTTTCAATAAATAATTTCAGATTAATTCTGGACATTACGGAGAAAAAAAGATGCCTCTCAATTTAGCATCTCCCGGACTCGTTGTTAGAGAAGTTGACCTTACCATTGGTAGAGTTGATACTGCAACCACTAAGGCTGCAGGTATCGTTGCTCCATTCCAAAAAGGGCCAGTCAACGAACCTACTACAATTGAGAACGAACAAGACTTAATTGATAACTTCGGTGAACCACTTGAAATAGACAGGCACTATGAATATTGGTTAACCGCTTCATCATATCTTGCATATGGTGGTATCTTAAGTGTTGTAAGGGCTGATGATGACAACATCAAAAACGCAACTGATGACGGATCACCCGAAATCAAAATACTAAGCACACAAGACTATAATAATAAAGGTTATGATCTAACACACCTATCAAATACCATTGTTGCTGCCAGAAACCCCGGAAACTGGGCAAACGGTATTAAAGTAGCAATAGTTGATAGCAAGGCAGATCAAAACTTGGTAGTTGGAGTAAACACACTTACCGTTGGTATGGGTGTCACTCAAGCAGTTCCTGCTGGAACAGTGCTCCCCGGTGTAGGATCAACCACATTACTTGATGGTTACTATAAAGGAATAATTACTGAAGTTGACACGACTACAATCGGTGTTAAGTTTGTATCGCATGTATCTACTGCTGGTATTGAAACTTCTAAGGACTATCAACCAAATGGTGTTTATCAGTTTAACACTGGTGTGATATCATATGAAGTTCCAACAAACGCTGGCGGTGGTAGTACAACACTGGTTAGTGGAAAATCAGACTGGTTTGATCAGCAAAAGATTACTTTAAGTAATTCTTCAATCAACTGGAATACACTCGCAGAGAGACCCGGAACATCATCATATGCCTCAAGTAGAAGTTCAAGATTTGATGAAGTTCATGTTGTAGTGATTGATGATACCGGTGCTGTAACAGGAAACGCTGGTACAGTTCTTGAGAAACACTTAGGACTTTCAAAAGCAAAAGACGCTGAGTTCTCTGCTGGATCTCCATCATACTGGAGAAAGTATATTTACACTAGTTCAAATCAAATCTTTGCTCTAGGTGGCCCAACACTTGCATCTTCTGGTATATCTACTGCTTCTTTTGCAGGTGATAACTTCACAAAAGCAACAGATGTTGCATGGGATCAGGATGCACAGGGAATTTCATTCGCTGGATCTGGTGCTCAAACATTCACTCTAACAGGTGGTAAGGACTATAACGGAGGATCAGGTATCGCAACAACAGGTGCGATGCAAGCTGAGATTGGCAAGATCACCGCTGGATATGACTTATTTGAAAACAAAGAGGAGTTTGATATAGACTTCTTACTCATGGGTTCTGGAAACTATTCAACACATGAGGCTCAAGCAATCGCAAACAAACTAATTGCTATCGCTGAGACAAGAAAAGATGTAGTCGCATTCATCTCACCAAATAGAGGATCATTCCTCACTGGATCTGCAGGAACCACAACATTGTTGGGTGCAGCAGATATCACAGATAATGTGGTTGGATTCTATGCTCCACTCACATCAACAACATACGCTGTATTCGATAGTGGATACAAGTATATGTTTGACAGATTCTCTGATACATTCAGATATGTACCACTTAATGGTGACATCGCTGGAACTTGTGCCAGAAATGACATCAATAACTTCCCTTGGTTCTCACCCGCTGGAACCGCGAGAGGAGGTATTCTAAATGCAGTAAAACTAGCGTATACTCCAAATCAAACTCAGAGAGATACACTTTACTCAAATAGAATCAACCCAGTAATATTCTCACCCGGAGCAGGTATTGTTCTATTCGGTGACAAAACTGGATTCGGAAAAGCATCTGCATTTGATCGTATCAACGTTCGCAGATTGTTTATATTCATTGAAGAGGCAATCTCGGCAGCTGCTAGAGATCAACTCTTTGAGTTCAACGACGAGATCACAAGAACTAACTTTGTGAACATAGTTGAACCATTCCTTCGTGATGTTCAGTCTAAACGAGGCATCTTTGACTTCAGAGTTGTTTGTGATGAAACAAATAACACTGCTGCCATCATAGATAGTAATGAATTTATCGCAGATATATTCATTAAACCTGCAAGATCAATTAACTTTATTGGTCTTACCTTCGTTGCTACAAGAACTGGCATCTCGTTCGATGAAGTTATTGGAACTGTTTAACTAGAGGTAATTAAAGAAAATGGCAACCCAATTTAACAGACCACCATTAAGAACGATCACCGACTTCAAGAGCAAGATGGCCGGTGGCGGTGCAAGACCGAATCTGTTTGAGGTGGAACTCGTCTTCCCCGATCCAATCGCTATCGAGAATGACGTTAAAGAAAAATCAAGGTTCTTAGTAAAAGCTGCTCAGTTACCAGCATCTAACATCACACCAATTGAAGTTAACTTTAGAGGTAGGATTCTTAAGATCGCTGGAGACAGAACCTTTGATACATGGACAGTTACAGTTATTAATGACGTTGACTTCTCCATTCGTTCAGCAATGGAAAAATGGATGGACTTCATTAATAGTATGGAAGATGCAACTGGAGCACAAGATCCAGCATTGTATCAACCAGATGCATATGTTCATCAATTAGATCGTGATGGATCTACACTTAGAACCTATAAGTTCCATGATGTATTCCCAACAAACATCAGTGCAATCGACCTAAGTTACGAAACGGTTGATAGTGTTGAAGAGTTTACAACTGAATTCCAAGTCCAGTGGTGGGAAGCAATCAAGGGCACCGGAGCTAATGCCGGTGGAGAGGCAATCAACTAACGTTGATTTATTTGATAAATAGTGTATAATAGAATATAAAGACGTTATACAATGCCTAAACTTTTTGGTTTCTCTATTGATGATTCAGATAAAAAACCTG